CGTCCCGAAGAACTGGAAGACGGATAGATCAGTTGTGGTCGAACCCTCGCTCAATACGTTTTTTCAATTGGGCGTTGGTGACTATATCGCTGACCGTCTCAGGAGGAATGGCATCGACATCAGGGATCAGTCGCGCAACCAGCGCGCCGCCCGATTTGGTAGCCTTACGGGGGAATTAGCAACCCTCGACCTCAGTAGCGCTTCTGATACCCTTGCGAAAGGGCTCGTGGCGCACCTGCTTCCAGACGACTGGATTCAACTCCTTAGTTATGGTCGGACCCCCTGCATCACCTACGAGCTTTACGGCCCGGGTGAGGGGATTACCTTCCGTTTACGACAGGAAAAATTCAGTTCAATGGGAAACGGTTTCACTTTTCCGCTAGAGACCCTTATCTACTACGCATTGGCGCTTGGCTGCGCTGAAGGCGAAGAGGACTCTGTACTCGCTTATGGCGATGACATTGTCTGCCCAGCGTGGGTTGCCCCACGCCTAGCTAAGGTTCTCCACTCGGTTGGCTGTATTATGAACTGGACCAAGAGTTTCTGGTCCGGGCCATTCCGAGAGTCCTGCGGTTGTGATTACGTTCTGGGATACGACGTTCGACCGATCTACGTGAAAGACTCCCTTCAAGCTTTTGACCTCTTCGCCTTGGCGAATGGGTTTCAAAGCAAGGGTTTTAGGGACCTGTCAGTCTTGTTCAAACGACTGATGGCACCCCGACTTCGTTGCTACGGCCCCGAGGGGCTTGGCAACGGCCATTTTCACGTCCCTTTCTTTGATGCGACCTCCAGGTTTGCGTTGCTACCGCAAGGCAGCGACAAGGAGGGTTGGGGTGGGTTCTATTTTAGATGTTGGAACCCAAAAGCTAATAGCGTGAGCTACCGCCTCCCTAACATGCGCTTTCCCATCTACCATACCTATGACGGTAGCCCCCTGGAATGGGGGCTTGAAGCCGCTAGCGAGCATACGGACCCCGCTACCTCAAGAAACAGAGGTAAGTGGGAACCCGCGTATGCGTATGGTCCGCCTGACTGCAGTATCATCTGGTCTGAACAACAGCTCCG